GCACTGTTCGCAAGACCACCCTGCGAACCAAGCTGCTGATATTCCTCATCAGCAACTGCGGCCTGAAGCGAATGCTCGCGCGTCTTGAACGAGTCCTCGCTCCAACGCCTACCGCGAACCTCGTTCGCAACGGCACCCGGCTCACGACGAGACGGGAAGCGAACGCGACCGGACTTGTCGAACACGCGATACTTCGCTGACTGCGTGTTGACAGGTGCCAGCGGCATCAGGCGAAGCCCGATGAGAGTAGGCGAGCCATAGCCGACCGAGAAGTCTGTCAGCCATGGGTCGACATACAAGGTACCGGGATCGTAGAACATGTCGTTATCTCACCTACCTTTCTACGGGTGGATACCAGCAGCAGGCGAGAGATGAACCCTCGCGAACCCACCGGCTCCGTCGGCGTTTGCCTCGACACAGTGACCAACCACTCGATCACCAGCCGTGCCTGTCGTTGCACGTCCGTTGGCGCTGATGACGACGAGTGCACCAATGGCGATGTTCGCCGTGCACTCCATCAGCGTATCGCCTTCGACAGCGATGGACGCACCCTTGCCGCGCAGAATCTCTCCTGCGGTTACATCATGCTGCACAACACCAGCGATGATATCGGTGTCAGCAGTGACGGGGCCAACAGTCTCAGCAGCGGTGAACTTCACTGCACGAAACTTGGTGAGAGCTTCGGCTGCGTCGTACCCCTTGTCCTGAATGTAGTTACGAGTCTTGCTAGGCGGCATGTGTCCTTACCTCCCTTCTAGCGTGTGTGCCCATGCGCGTATGCACGCGCAAGATCGGGATGTGCCTGCGACACATGCGCCACTGCTGCCGCACGATCCAGGTTGTCCTCCGTCATTGCCTGCTTGACGAGATCAGTGAATCGCTTGCGATCCACAGTGAAGTCACCCGTCACCTCGTCCGATCCGTCCGAGTCGATCTGCCGAGTCGAACCGATCTCACCGTACTGCACGACTGCCTCACCCGACGAAACCGTGTCGAGTAGTTCACGAAGATCGGTCACGCTGAACGTACGTGCAGCGGCCCTCTCATGAGACTGGACAATCTGATCACGGACGAGAGGCGAGAAGCCACGGTTCTGACCATCGAACCTCTCGTACATGTTTGCGAACGCACTGGCTGCGCCAGCACGCTCCCTATCCTGCATCTCGCGAAGCTGCCGAGCATGCTCAGGATAGTCGCGCTCGAAGTCACGTGCCTGCTGTGCGTGCTGTGTTGCATCGTTGAGAGGCACCACAATCTCAGCCATCCGCGACTCGACCGCTTCAGCAAGCATCTCATCGGTCGTGTCCTCATCGAACGCGATACCGAGAGTTGTTGCCTGACGAATCAGCCACTCTCTATTCACTGCTTCCTCCGTTTCCGGTTCGAATGCTGCGGGAGGTGAATCGCGCCTCCATCCACCCACGATGGCGGGATCACCAGTTTCAGGCGGCTCACGTGGAGTAGGCTCGCCGCCCAACCCAGTGCCGGGTTCCGAGTGTTCCTTGTCTGCATCGTAGGATGCATGAGGCCGAGGGGTGAACTGATACCACCCTGTGCCACCGTTGGATGACGCGAACGAGACGCCGCTCTGTTGACCACCTCCTGCTTGCTCAACTAGATCACTGAGAACTTCATCGAACGATGCAACCCCATCAGCAATGCCAACCTCGACAGCCTGTCGGGGTGCATAGATACGGGCCTCCGTTCCCTTGATCGCATCCGACGATAGGTTGCGACCCAGTGCAATCTCGTTGATGAAGACATCGTTGATGTCACCGACAAGTTCCTGCATGTACTGCTTGGCATCGGCATCGAGTGTTTCCATGTCGACAGCCTTGAAGCGTCCTGCCTTGATGACCGTCTGCTTGACGCCCATCTTCTCTGCCAGTTCCGACGTATCGGTATGCACCATGTACGTACCGATGGAACCAACCACAGAAGATGGCGAGGCGAACAACTGTGTGGCTTGTGCGGCCAAGCCGTAAGCTGCACTCCCCGCCATCGTGTTCGCCACAGCGTAGATCGGCTTGACCTCCCGAGCCTCACGAATCATCTGTGCAGTCTCAGGGATCATCATGGACGATCCACCGGGCGAATCGATGTCGAGCAAGATGGCAGAGATAGAATCATCTGCGATCATCTGCTGGAACTGACCAGACCACTCTTCAAGCGAAGTGGCCCCGCTCATCTGCGTCATCATGTTGGCCTTCGGGAAGATAGGCCCATGCAACTGCAACACGCCGATAGCACCCTGACGTGCAGGGAGCTTCACGCGTGTATCACGCACGTCGTTATCGATGTGTACCGTCCCATTGAGATGAGCCTCGACGATCTCAAGCATCATCTGCAACGCGTTGGGCATCATCATCCACGGCGTAGACGTGATAGTTGAAACGATCTGTGGGTAACTCTTCATTAGCCCTCCGCGTTATCGGTCGCGGCATCATCACGTGCATTGAGCCGACCGGGATCGGAACTTGCACCGCGTGCAGCATCCGCATCTGGATCGCCCGGTGTGAGCGGAGCGTCAGCGATCTCGCGCACCCACTCTTCAGTCTCAGGCGTGTAGGTGATCAGTCCGTTCTTCTTCAAGTTGCTCATGGCCGAAGCCCACTGCTGCAAGTCCTTCGTCTCACCAAGGTTGCGTGCGCGTAGCTTCGGGAACTTGTCCGTCTTGAAGTTGTAGCCGACGAGGTAGGGCACACAGTACAAGTTCACGCTGTCGCATATCTGGTTCGCTACATATCGCAGCGACTTGTTGAACATGTCTTGGTGTGAACCAGACGTGGCCCTACCACCGCCGGAACCTTCCAGACCAAGCAACAGGAACTGCGTCATCGTGTTGAGCATGATCGTCCCGTTGTGGTGTTCGATCGATCTCATCACGTCGACCGGCTGGCCGGGAAGCTCTAGGAAGCGCAGTACCCATCCAGGCGGAAGGACTGCGCCACCATGTTCGTTCGTGCGGATGTTGCGCACCAGTTCAAGTGCAGCAGTCTTATCCGCTTCCTTGTAACCAGCAGGAAGCTCGATCACGGGGAACCCCATGCCGTGCCGTTCCTTCTGGATACCGTCGATGTTGTACAGATTGTTCTTGAAGTACCAAGGACGATACGCAGTACGAAGTAGCGACTTGCCCTCAAGGTTGCCGCCCTTGCGATTATGGGTGAAGATGATGGCCTGCTCGATGGGGATCGTCTTGTCGACGGCCTTACCATCGGCCTGCACAGCAGACTGTAGAATCTCTACTGGCCCACCGTTGTTGTCGTACTTGATCTCCTTGATCGTGGCAGTGGGCCGTGCGCTCAACTTGCGCAGCATCGTGTACTTCTTGCGATTCGCGCCAGTGCGCTTCGGTGCCCACTCTCGTTCCTCGTACACCTTCTCAAGCACGGAGAATCCGTACTCATACATGCGGAGGATGTCCTCAAGCACGTTGAGGAACGGGCTGTTCGATCCGTGCAACAGATTGAACGCCACGAACTCCGCGATGTCGGCAGCTTCGGGCGACTGATCGAAAGCCTCTACGAAATAGGATGCACCCATGACGGGTGTCTTCGCCGCACGTAGAGATACATCGACTGCCGCGTCACCGTTGACCATCTCGTCATAGACGAGGAACGCCTGTGATCGAGTGGCTAGCGCGGGAACGACATCGCGACTCAGACCACCACGGGATGAGCCTGCCTCACCGTCACCCTTCGGAGCATCGATTGTTCCACCAGACGTGTACGACGTGTTTCCCGCCGGTCGACGGGGATCGAGTACAGGAACAGCTTGATTCGCGCCAAGCATGCGTGACAGGAACCCTCGCTTCGGTTCCTGCGGGACGATCATCCCTACTGTGTTGGGATGCTCCAACACATACTGAACGATCTGCTCGTCGCTAATAACGGCCATACCGACTCATGTGCCCTTCCGTCTGGAAGAAGGTGGCGGCTTCGGTTCGTTGACCGGGACGGTAGATATCTCCCAGGGACGAACCAGCGCCGTTGAGGAAGTACTGACCAACGAGGTAGCGCAATGCGTCAGGGCCGTGATCGTCGTACTTGTGCTGACCCTCAACAGCGTTCTTGTCTTCCTTCGATTCAAGGGCATGCAACTGATCCATCTGTCGAATGAGGTTAGGACAGGCGTTGCTGATACGGAGCTTAGGCAAGCCTGTGGGCTGTACCTTCAGCATCTGCTTGACCTGTTCGACACCGAGTACCCACGACTCATGCGAGTTGGATGCGACATCGTTGCTGTAAATCTGGACGTGCGTCTTCTGCGAGATGGTCGATGCCTGATCAGGGCCACGGGGATCGCCTGCACCCCAATCCACATGGTACGAAGTGGGATGATCACGCGCCATGAGGATGTCCGCATGCTGCATGGTGGCGACCTCGCTCTTCATATACTCACGCCACACGTACATGTTGTCCTCTGCATCGATCATCACATCGAGACAGACGAACTCGTTGCTCCATCCGTAGTCAAGTGCCCACACGTTTGTGAACGCAGGATTGTACGGAATGTCCCTGTGATCGTAGACGTGGATGGATGGATCGAACTCGTCGTAAATCTTCCCAGTGAACGCAGTGAACTCCGCTGCAATCTCCTGCGCGAAGTACTGCGGCGAGTTACGTTCCTTCATCTCCTGAATCTCAGGATCGTCGAAGCCGCCGGGGAAGATGTGCCTGTTCTCCCATGAGGGTAGACGCCATGACTCATACCACGGATGTGTGGCACGATCCTGTCCAAGCATCCACAGTCCCTGGAACCAGTTGTATCCGCGAGGGGTAGACGTGAAGATCGCCCATCCCTTCTCATCCGAGAGGGCCGGACGTACGTACTGCTCCCACGTGTCAGACGTGTGTCGCGCTGCCTCTGCCATGATGACGCCCTTCAACTTGTCACCAAGCAATGTGTCCTGATGCTGCGCCGACTTCACCTCAAGCACGGAACCCCACGGCATCTCGATAGACATGTTGCCCTGCGTCAAGTTGTACGACTTCTTGACACCCTTGTGGTTGCCGAAGCCAAGAGTGCGCATGATGTCGAAATACACGATGCGGAACTCCTTCTCTGCAAGCGTGTACTTCGGGCCAACGATCCAGTACCTACCGGGATCGTATGGATCGCACATGGCGGCGGTTAGCTCACGCGCACCGAACGTGGTCTTTCCGTAACGACGCCCACAGGCGAGTGCCTTGAACCGTGCGTCAGAATCGTGGATGGCCTGCTGGCGTCCATCGTGCGGCTTGTAGTCAAGCTGCTCAAAGATGTACGCCTTGCGCTCTAGGTCAACGAGGCTCATGTGAACATGTCCACGATCACTTGCTCATCTACTCCCTTTGCCTTGGCGAGCGGATAGATATCGACTGCGAGGTGCCAGTCTACACCTTCTGTCTTCGCAAGCATCTCGGCGTTGTCGGGGGAGTAGCCTGCATGGATCAGCCACTGCATCTTGAAGCCAACCACACGATCAGCCTCAGTGATGTCCTCTAGCTCAGTCACCTTCGACACGGAAGTAGAGTGGCCCCTTCACCACTTGTGAGCCTCCTTCTGTCCACTTGACGTACAACTTGTACTCGTCGCCAGGGGCATAGTTGGAAAGGGTGGAATCAACCACGCACACGGCGTACATGGGGAAGTCGGGATCGACAACCCAGACCTGATTCGTCTGCACGGCCAGATCGTCGGACTTCCTCTTCACGTCGTACAACTTGCCAGTGACATCATCGAGATCGGTGATGTTGTTGAGTCGGTCGCGGAGTGCAACCATCAGCGGCTCGACGCTACCCTTCGTGATCACTTCCATGCTTCCGACCTCCATGTGAGCTTCTTCGTGGTCATGACCGCCCAACGGGTGATCATCTCAAGGACACGCCACTGTACGACAGGCTGACTGTGTTCCCAACGGAAGAGTGCAGTCTCACAGCGCCATCGGAACTTGAATCCTACAACATCCAAGATGAAGTCGACTCGTACACGCTCCGACTGGACTTGAATGTCGACGTAGACCGTAGCCTCGTCGCTGTACTCAGCGTACTCAACACTGATCAGTTGGATGTCGAGATAGACTGTGGCCGCGTCAAGTGCCTCAAGGAACTCGACAGGGATGACAGTCAGATCAACGTAGACTGTGGCAGCGTCGTCTGCCTCTGTGGTGACTTCTTCGGTGCCCGACGCCTGCACGTCAACGTAGACCTCGGCTGCATCAACGAACTGCGCCGTGTCGACGGACTGCACGGAGATGGCGACGGGCACCGTGGCCGCATCCGTGTATGTAGCAACGTCGTCAGCCTGGGTGCTGATGTCGACGTATACGGACGCAGCATCCTCAACGACCCGCTCTTCTGTGGCCGAAGTCTGAATGTCAACGTAGACAGTCTCGGCATCGGTGGACTCACGCTGCTCAGTAGACTGTACGGAGATGTCAATCGGGACGGTAGCCTCGTCAACGAACTCGGCCAGTTCACTCGACGTAAGCTGAATGTCGACAAGGATCGTCGCGGCATCGACACCCTCTGTGCTGTGTTCATCCGTACCAGACGGCTGGATGTCAACGTAGACCTCGTTGGCATCCACTGCGTCATGGATGTCAGTCGCGGACGGAGTGATCGTGACCGGGACAGTGGCCTCATCAACAAACTGTGCAATCTCTGACGAGGCCACCGAGATCAAGATCGGCACAGTGGCGTCATCCGTCGCGACAAGAATGTCGGAGGGCGTGACCTGAATGTCGAGGTAGACGGTGTTGTCGTCTACGAACTCAGCGATGTCCGACGAGGCCACGCTGATGTCGAGGTACACCTCGGCAGCGTCAGTCGACTCACGCTCTTCACTCGACTGTACGTCGATGTCAACGAGGACGGTATCCGCATCCTCGTAGTCAGTCGTACCGGGCGGGATGTACTCATCAGTCCCGCTCGCCTGGATGTCTACATAGACTTCCGCAGCATCCGACGCTTCAAGGACATCCGTCGACTCGACTGTGATATCCGTGTAGACGGTCGCGGAATCATCGGCCTCATGGATATCTGCTGATGCAACCTGAATGTCGACGAAGACTGTAGCTTCGTCGGTGGCCTCAAGGATGTCGGTGCCACTCGCACTGATGTCAACGTAAATGGTTTCTGCATCGGTGGCCTCAAGGATGTCACTGCTCGCGACATCGATGTCGACCAAGACCGTACTGCTGTCTGTGAACTCTGCCAGTTCTGATGAATCGACTGCAATGCCGATTGGAACTGTTGCAGAGTCTTCGTGTACGTGTTCGTCGCTTCCACTAACTGTGATGTCGACGTAAACTTCTGCACTCTCTAGCGTCTCCCTGAACTCGGTTCCGCTGGCCTGAATGTCAACCAGCACTGTAGCACTATCCTCGCTCTCGCGAGTATCTGTACCACTTGGCGTGATGTCAACTAGTACAGTCTGTGCATCTACGTACTCAGCAAGCTCCGTACCAGATGTCTGTATGTCGATCTCAACTGTTGCAGCATCAGTAGCGTCCCGAACATCAGTGCCGCTAGACTGAATATCAACGTATACCTCGGCTGCATCCACAGTGTCGGCAACGTCAACTGCACTTGTCTGGATGTCGACATAGACGGTAGCTGCATCCTCTACCTCCCTTACGTCTGTGCCACTAGCCTGAATATCGACGTACACCTCGGCAGCATCGAATACCTCACGTAGCTCAGTACCCGACGACTGGATGTCTACGTACACCTCTGCCGCATCCGTGACAGTACGTTCTTCAACACCCGACACCTGAATGTCGACAGGCACAGTTGCTGCATCAACAGCTTCTAGGATGTCTGCCGACGTAACCTGAATGTCGACCGTCACCGTGGCTGCATCGACAAACTCCGCAATCTCTGCGGTAGAGATCGCTTGAATATCGACCAGTACAGTGTCAGCATCCGTTGACTCACGTAGTTCAGTACCCGACGGCTGGATGTCTACGAGTACGGTTGCTGCGTCACTCGCCTCAAGGATGTCCGACGACGTGACTTGAATGTCAACGAGGATTGTTGCACTATCAGTGGTTTCCTCTTCAACATCACCAGCGACTGCACCACCGATCGCGAAGATAGATCGGTATAGACCGATCCGCCCTGGACGACGCCTAGCTCTGATGGGGAAGCGCGGCACGGCCTACGGGTATTCCTTCACCCAGAACGTCATGTTGGCACTGAAGTCGTCTGCGGGTGCAGCCATCATGCGAACGACGAGTAGGTCAGCACCGCTCGTCCAGAAGCCGCATCCTTCGGGTAGGAAGATTTCATAGCCTGCTCGCACGTTGAACGCGAACGAAGCCAGATCGATTCCCGTACCAGCAGATGCAATCGTTGTGCCGAACGTCTCAGCAACGAAGCCTGCTGCTGCATCAGGAGTAGCAAGAGGACGTGGCGTAGCCGACGTACCGTTACCCGTAGTCGTATGACCACGGATGACCTTACATCGAATCCACTCTTCCTGTGCTTCCTGCACTTCGGATGTAGACATGATCTGGATGCCGAACAACTCGATGGGCTTATCTGTCGCCGCATCGAGTTCGACCAGATCAGCGTCACCACCAGCGTTGGTAATAGTGACGTTCTCTACTGACACTGTGTATACACGTGGCATACCTCTCCTATCTCATTGTGAGGAATCTGTGGGCAGTACGTTGACGACGCGGAGCAGGATTAGGCACGGGGGTCGAAACACGCAACCGAATGAACATGGCTGATCCCGTATGGGAAGCTT